CGAAACTACAAACGCACACATTGCCCATGAGGGTAGTGGTGTACAGCCATCACAGCATGGAGGTGCTAAAAGTGGACGCCAGAAAAGTAATCATAAATCAGGAGTCTTTTCAAAGATACTTTTGGACTGACAAGAACGGCCTGATATGCCCAAAGACGGATAGCACTCCAGTCGAGAAGTGGACTAATCAGGTGAAGAAGATCAGCAATGCGGGGAGCCGTTTCCTTTTACGACGCATGAGACAGATCATAAGCAACACGGACGTTGCCTTCGCCACAAATCCGCTAGGAAACACGCCAGTGATTGCAGCAGGATACTCGCTGTTCGGAGACCGGCCGCTCAAAGGACTGAAGAGAAGGGACCTCTTTCAGGTTCAAAGTGAAGGCATCCCTGAGAAAATTCAAAGGGAGTTGGATGAACGTGCGCAGTTAATTGATGCCTATTCAAAGCATGTATATGACTTGATAGACTCGATTACCGTATCCGACGAGAATGAAAGATTTGCGCTCCTCAAGAAGGTGGAACTTGATCAGGCTTTAACCGGAGGCGGTTTTGATAACAACAAAACTGGTGACGTGACTAAGTCGACGATGAAGTTCATTACTCGTTCGTGGGACCTACCAGATATAACCGATTCCGTGTTATCGGCTAGAGCTGTTATAGCCTTCCAGGCGATAAGAGATCGCTTGGTTTCTGCGGGGATGCGCTATGGTTCACTCTCACCAATCAAGTATTCAAAGGTTAGACATGAGCAAGATAACGATGGGATGATTGGGTGGCCCATTGCGACTAACGCTTACGCAAAACTTGATGATTATACCGCATATGTGTTTTCGCTATTCACTGGGGTCCAGTGCACACAATTGGTTGGGAAACCAATGCGTGATAGCGAAACGGGCGATGTTGTTAAAGAGGCGCGCGTGGTGGATATGGTGGAATATGCTCTTGAACAAATGACATTGACCGCCGGAGATCATGCTAATCTAATCATCGTTCTCGCTCGCATCCAGAAGCATGGATATACGATTGAGAATGAAGGTGGCGAGCAACGTATTGTAGCTAAAGATGGTAAAGCCCGATCAGTTTATCCATCTTCCGCGATTGATGGTGCGATTGAAGCTATGGTCCTGCAAGCCTTCAACGAAGCCATGCAAGAGTGTCAAGTTAGCTTTATGCCTTCTTTACAAAATAAAGAGACACGAGTTGATATGATATTCCCATGGATAGAGAAGTCTTAAAGGAATATGGATGTGACGTTTTGTCAGCTGACTGGTCTGGCTATGATCAGACGCTGCAGGCTTCGGTCTTAGCATCGATTATTCTATTAGTCATCAAACCTTTCTTCAAAC